CTTCATAATCATCCAAGTGATTGGTTCTGCTAATCACTTGGATGATTATGAAGAAGGCACGTTTACTCCTACGCTAACAGCAAGTACAACATCTCCTAGCGTTACCTATTCTGCAAACAGATACGGAAGTTATGTTAAAGTTGGAAGTTTAGTCACTGTATCTTGCTACATGGATACCACAGCGTTTTCTGGTGGTAGTGGTACTCTTCAGGTTAGCGGTCTACCTTTTGCCTCTACCACTTCAATGACTTTATACCAAGCTGGCGGTGTTTGTACTTTTGCTAGAGATATAGGCACTCAGCAACTTGTTGTTCGTCTGGCTTCAGCAGGTGCGTCAGTCGTTGATTTTACAAAAGCAGTAGACGGTACATCTACAGTACAAGTATCTGATGTTACAGGATCGCCCGATCTTCATTTTACATTAACTTATAGAACAGATTCATAACCCCAATAGCGCCCAGTGGATTCTGGGCGTAGTCAAATAGAGGAAAACACAATGGCACTTATTAAAGTAGAGAAATTGGATAAAGTCGAGGCGGTCAACTTGGATTCGATACCTGTCCTGCAATGCAGACACGTTATCTATGTTGAGGATGACGGGCAGATTATTGGCGGCAAACAGTTTCATCGACATGTTATCAATCCAACAGATGACGTATCAGGTGAAGACCCAGCCGTACAAGCTATGGCAGCAGCACTATTCACTGATGAAGTCAAAGCAGCCTATGCAGCTAAACTAGCGGAGAACGTATAATGACTACTTACGAATGGCGTATAAATAACCTCGAAAGATCACAAGAGGACTATATAACGATAGTCCATTGGTCTTGCTCAGGTGATGACGGAACTAACACAGCATCTTCTTATGGCACCGTATCGTTCAACCAAGAAGAAGGCGAAGAGATCATTCCTTTCGCTAATCTAACTGAAGAGTTGGTTAAAGGCTGGATGTTTGAGAAGCTAAACAAAGAAGAAGTGGAGGCGGCTGTACAGGCTAAACTGGATGAGCTAGCTAACCCACCTCTAATTTCTGGTTTGCCTTGGTAAGGAGCTACAATGGACTACCAAGAACTCTACAACACCGCTATAGGCTTTGTACTGCTTCTTGGTGGGTGGTTCATGCGAATCATTTGGGACAGCTTGTTGAAACTTCAGCAGGCTGATACCAATCTAGCTGACAAGGTAAGCAAGATAGAAGTCTTGGTTGCTGGTGAATACGTAAAGAAGGATGAGTTTAATAACATTATGCTCAGGCTCTTTGAGAAGCTAGACCACATAGAAGAGAAGATAGATCGTAAGGTTGACAAATAATGACTAATAAGCGTACCTCTGATAATCCACCAGTGTATGTCATCAAGGCATCTCTGGTTCAGTGGCTAATCTTCGGCTCTATCATGTACGCTATTATTACATTATCTGCTATACAAGAACAGTTTGCTGCAGACATGGAAGCACAGCAGCGTCTGTTTAAAGAAGCACAGAAAGCATACTTAGAAGAACAACACAATACAATGTATGAAATCCTAGCTTCTAAGCTGAAAGAACTTCGTGTGTCGTTTGATGAGAGCAATAAACAAGTGGAGGCGATGTGCAAACCTTAAATAATGAATTGGTTTGGTTAGTGCTATTCATCTTATCGTATTCAATTACAAGTATTAACACGTTGAAGACTCCATACTTAATATACTTAAACAACATCATCTTTTCATTCAGTGGGTTACTGTTCACTGTGTTCTTGTTTCAGTTGTCTGTTTTGCAGCCATACATTGAGTTTCAATGGGTTGTTGGTTTCTTGTTAGCTCTGACGTTTAAAGAGATTCTTAACCCGCTTATGGAGTTTGTAGTCGATGTTGTAAACGGTAAGTTAGCTGACATTAAGGCTAAGGTGTTAGGGGAATAATATGTTTGGACTACCTATTGAAGCTATATCAATGATTGCTTCTACTGCCTTAGGTGGTATAATGAAGATGTGGGGTCAAGCTCAGGCTGATAAACAGAATCAGTTTGAGATGATGATGAGGCAGAATCAAGCTACACAGGAAACAGTCAATAGTGCTCGTGCATATCAAAACCCTAATGCGGCTTGGATTCGTCGCTTTATCGTTGTCATGGCTCTACTCGGTGGTCTTGGAATTGTATTCCTTGCGCCATTTATGGGTCAAGTAACTAATGTACCTATTGAAGTAACTGAAGGATGGAAGTTCTTATTCTTTGACTTTACTAATACGGTAACTAAATACGTACAGCTAGAAGGCTTTGTCACTCCTGAGTGGCTTCCAGTAGCTATCATGAACATTATTGGTTTTTACTTTGGCTCTGCAGCAATGCAGCGTAAATAAGAAAGGAATATAAAGAATGGCTGTAGATACAGGTTTATTGACCTCAGCACTAAGTAGCATTGCAGAGAATAAACAACGTGATTTAGCTGCTGAGTCTGCTGCACGTTATGCTGGATTGGAGCAACGTCAAGGTGAGTCATTAAGAGATTACTATTCACGTCTACGTTCAGAGCGTGCTGGTGGTATTTTAGGTACTGCCTCTCTTGGTGCTGCACCTACTACATATGGACAAGACGCCGCTGCTCAAACAGACACTGGTTTAGTTGCTTGTCCTGTAGGTACTCAATGGAATGGTACAGCATGTGTTCCTATTATAGATAGCAATGGTCAAGAAGATACTACACCTGCTCCTGAAGCTGTACGCTGGGAAGCTGGCGATGATCCATTTGGTACTGGTTTAAACTACGGTGGATACACGACAGGTCTTGAAGGCGGTCAAGGCATTGACGGTAGTTTTGATGCTGGTTATTACCTAAAGAATTATGGTGGTCTTGCATCTAGTTTATTAGGCTTACCTTCAATTGTTGGATTGCTTACACGTCCTGTTGGTGATTACATGATGGGTCGTCAAGTAGACGCAGTAGGTAAGTCATTCGATGCTCTTGATCCTAATGCTGAGAATTTATTTGTAGATAACTGGGCTAACGAACCACTAGTAACTGTTTCTGATAAATACGGCAATGTCCGTACACTGACAGAAAGTCAAGCACAAGCAGACTTAGACTTAATTCGTAATACAACTCCATCTGGTGCACTAAATCCTAATGGCTTTATATCAGATCAGTTTGGCAGTGCAGATGAAGCTAAAGCAGTGCTGCAATACGGCTTAGGTAGTGATCAACAGTTTGCTGCTATTGATAAACAGTTTGCTTCATTGCCTTCAACTACAGGTTCTGTTGTATCACAAGCACTAGCAACTCCATCTACTACTTATGAGGCTACAACGTATGCAGCTCCTCAGTATATGGATTTTAACTTTGGCACATCTTCTTCAACTGCTCCATCAAGCACAGCAGCATATTCTGGTCTTGATTCAGCGGAGCAAGCACTATCACAATCACTAGCTACAGGTGCAGATAGAAATGCATATGGTGGTTTGATGACAAGTGCTGCACAAGAACAACAAGCAGTAGAGGCAGCGTTGTCAGCAGCTCTAGCAACTGGTGCAGATGCAGCAGCACAGAAGTCATCGTCTTCTAGCAGTTCTTCTAGTTCATCAAGCAGCTCAAGCAGTTCTTCTAATAGCGGAAGCAGTAATCCAACAGCAGCGTCTGTTGGCACAACTGTTTCAGATAGATATGGTAATGCTATTAGTGACGGTACTGGTGGTTATGTACAAGGAAGATCTTCTAGCAGTTCTGATAGCTCTAGCAGCTCTAGCAGTAAGATTGTATGTACAGCTATGAATGAACGCTATGGATTTGGTAGCTTCCGTAATGCTGTATGGCTCAAGTACTCTGCAGATCATCTAACTAAAGAGCACGAAGTAGGTTACCATGCTATCTTTTTACCATTAGTTGACTATGGCTTTAAACAAGGTGATGGTATTACTCATCGCATTGTACGTAAAACTCTTGAGCACATAGCACGTCACCGTACAACAGACATACGTGCTGAGATGAAAGGACGTAAACGTGATAAACTTGGTCGTGTTTACCGTGCTGTTCTTGAGCCACTATGTTATGTAGTAGGTAAAATTAAAGCTTGACTTTTGATTGAAAATATGCTACCCTCTTTTCCATAAACAGGACACAGTAAATGACATACATAGAAATGGTTAACAATATACTGAAACGTCTAAGAGAACGTACAGTAACTAATGTTAGCGACAATGAATACTCAGCATTAATTGGTGTCCTTATCAATGATGCTAAGCGTGAAGTAGAAGACGCTTGGGACTGGAGTGCACTAAGAACAACACTTACTGCAACTACTTCAGCAGGTGTCTATAGTTATGAATTAAACGGTTCTCAGAACAACATCAAAGTATTAGACGTCATTAACGACACTGATGACATCTTCATGCGATATGCTGATGCACATTGGATGAACCAAATGTTTCTAACTACTACACCTCAGACAGGTAGTCCGTACTACTACAGCTTTAACGGTGTCTCGTCTGATGGCGATACTCAAGTAGACATCTACCCTATACCAGATGGTGCATACACTGTCCGTTTCAATGCTATTCAGCGTACTGCTGAGTTGTCTGCAAATAGTGATCAAGTATTAATTCCTTATCAAGCCATCCTTCTTCTTGCATATGCTAAGGCTATTGAAGAACGTGGCGAAGATGGTGGTGTAAATTCATCGTCTGCTTATGCTACAGCACAGCGTGCATTAAATGATGCTATTGCTTTTGATGCTGCTAAGCATCCTGAAGAACTTATTTGGCAGGAAGTATAATGGCTAAGCCTTTAGAGACAATCAGTATTGCAGCTCCGGGCTTTTATGGTTTAAACACACAGGCATCTTCTGTGGGTCTTGACCAAGGATTTGCTCTGGAAGCTACTAACTGTGTCATTGATAGCTTTGGTCGTCTTGGTGCACGTAAGGGTCACTACTACCAGACAGAAAACAATGAAGGTGTAGAACTTAAAGGTATACATGACTTCGTTGATGTCACTGGTTTACATACTCATGGTGCATGGACTGACACAGGCTTTTACATTATTGATGGTGCTGACTTAAACACTGTAACATATTCTGGTGATAACACACTAAACGGTGTTAACTGGCAAGCAGCTACATTGAATGATGCTGCATACCTCTTTGATAGGAATTACAAACCTATTTACTTTAACCCATCGACAGGTACATTGTCTGATGTTGAAGATGCAGGACACGGTACGCCTCCTCAAGGTAACTGTGTATTGTCTGCTTATGGTAGGCTTTGGATTGCTGGTGTTGATAGTGCTAAATCTACTGTCTATTGGTCTACTCTTGTAAACGGTGCAGACTTCAATGGCGGTGACTCAGGCTCACTAGACCTTACAGGCGTCCTTGTACAAGGTAATGATGAGATCATTGCATTGGGTGCTCACGCTGGTCGTCTCATTATCTTCTTGAAAGATAGTATTGTAATCTACGGCGATAATAGCAGTACATCACTAGATCCTACCACTATGTCACTAGTCGAGGTTATTAAAGGTACAGGATGTATTGCACGTGACAGTGTACAGAATACTGGTACTGACATTATGTTCTTGTCTGATCATGGCTTGATGTCACTAGGTCGTCTAATACAAGAGAAATCACAGCCAGAACGTGATCTGTCCCGTAACATCCGTGATGAGTTTGTACGTGCTGTAGCACAGGAAGACCATACACAAATACGTTCTGTATATAACAGTGTAGAGGGTTTTTACTTACTATACCTTCCGTCATTCCAAATGGCTTATTGTTTTGACATGAAGCAAGTGCTACAAGATGGTAGTGCACGTGTCACCGAATGGAATAACCAGACATACAACAATGTACACATGGTTGATGGTGTCATGAAATTTGCTGCAGCAGATGGTGTAGCAGTGTACGGTGGGTATCAAGACAATGGCAACAGCTACCGTCTTAAATACTACACCAACCACTTTGACTTTGGTGATGCTACACGACAGAAGTATTTGAAACGTGTTGCAGTAACAGTTATTGGTGGTGTCAATCAGCCCATCTACTTTAAAGCAGGGTTTGATTACAACAACAGCTACCGTAACTTCACCACTACATTGGATGGTGGTTTAGCTGCTCAGTACAATGTTTCAGAATACAATGAATCAGAATACACATCAGGTGTACTTGCAAGTAATATTCGTACCCCGCTAGGCGGACAAGGTAGCGTAGTTCAAGCAGGTTTTGAAGCTGTAATAAATGGTGCTCCATTCTCTATTCAGCGATTAGATATTTACGTTAAAGGCGGAAGGGTATATTAAATGGATTACAACAAAGTAACGGACTTTGCTGCTAAAGATGCGCTACCTAGTGGCAACGCAGCTAAAGTTGTAAAAGGTACAGAGATTGATGATGAGTTGAATGCTCTTGAAACTGCTGTAGCTTCTAAACTAGATCAGACTATTGGTTCGTGGGCTATCGAACAATCTGGTGATGACTTAGTATTTAAATATAATGGTTCAGTTGTGCTACGTCTTGACTCAACTGGTCAGATTGTAGTGGCATAAGGAGAAGACAATGGCAGATTGGACGGATTGGGCATCACTTGGTCTTGGTATTCTTGGTACTGAGAAAGCAAGTAGTAACGCATCAGACGCAGCAGCGGCTTCTGTAGAAGCAGCAAAGATTGCAGCAGCAGCATCAGCATTTAAACCTTACGGTGTAACAACTGGTTTTGGTACAGGTTTCTTTAATCCTGAACAAGGCACAGCAGGTTATACATTAGATCCTGCTCTTGCTGCGTACCGTGATGAATTGATGGGATTGAGCACACAAGCTCTTCCAACAAGTATTCAAGGTGCACAGCAGGCTGGTTTACAATACTATCAAGACCTACAAGGTTACGGTGGTTTACCATCTACTGTGTCTAAGCAGTATGCTGGTCTTGGTGCTACTGCTGCAGGCAATGTACCAACAAACCTATCTACTGCATTTGCTGGACTAGCTCCTTCAGCTTACAGTAACCTTGCTTCACAGCAAGCTAACTTGTTTAGTGGTGCTGGTACATCAGCATTGAATGCTCCAGTAGCTAATGTAGCAGATGCTTATGCTGGCATGTCTCCAGTACAGTACGGCAACTTAGCTAGTGATATGGCTAATCAATATGCTACTGCAGGTTCTTCTGCTCTAGGACAAGCATCACCTACTGCTGAGTCTCTGTACTCACAGATTCGTGCAATGCAAATGCCAGAAGAACAGCGTGCACAGTCAGCACTTGATCGTAGCTTATTTGGTACAGGTCGTGCTGGTATGCGTACTGCTGAGTTCGGTGGTACACCAGAACAGCTAGCTCAATCTAAGGCTGTAGCTGAAGCACGTAACCAAGCAGCATATCAAGCTATTGGTCAGGCTGATCAGCTTGCTACATCTCAGCAGGCACGTGCACAACAGCTTAGCTCTATGGGCTTGTCTGCTAATCAAGTTGCAGATGCTCTACGTACTCAGCAGTTTGGTCAGCAGTATCAACTTGCTGGCGCAGGTATTAGTGCAGCGCAGGCTCAGCAGGCTCTACAGCAGAATCAGCAGAGCATGGCTATGTCTCTTGCTCAGCAGGGATTGTCTGCAGATCAGATTGCCAATCAGCTTGCAGCACAACGCTTTAACCAGCAATACCAGCTTGCTCAAGGCGGCTTAACTGCAGGACAAGCACAAGCATCTCTTGCTCAGAACTTGTCTAACATGGGTCTGTCTGCTGATCAGATTGCTATGGCTCAGGCAGCTCAAGCACGTAGTGCAGGTATGGCTGAACAGGATGCAGCACTTGCACGTGGTCAAGGTCTAATGACTGCTGGCTTTGGTGTAGAGAAACTAGGTATGACTCCTCTTGAAATGGGTGCAGCATACGGTGCTAAAGCAGTCAACCCAACAGGTGCTGATGCACTTCTACAGGGTGGTTTGCAAGCAGCAACTCTAAACCAACAAGCAGCTAACACTGCATTAGGCGGATATGCTGGTCTATTCAGTAACTTCCTACAGAATCAATAAGGAGTAGGTAATGGCTACAGATATTTCTGGATTGTTTTCTTCACCAGAAGAAGTTAAGGCAGCACGTCTTAAAGGAATCACTGATAACCTTACTGCTGCAGCTCCAAAAGGTTTTGACTTTGGTTATCAACTAGGCTCATTGGCTGGCGAAGGCTTGATGGGTATTACTGGTACTGTTCCTAAAGCAGAGCGCAGAGCAGCAGATATTAAGTCTGTCATGGGTGGAGCAGATGTTGAAGCATTGACTGATCCTCAGCAGCTTCTACGTCTTGCTAAAGAACTGAATGGCAAAGGCTATACCAAAGAAGCATTGGCTTTGATGGATCGTGCTGCAACTATACAGAAAGCTCAGCAGCAGAATGCTGTGTCTACTTTTGGTAAGCAAGCACAAGACGAAGGATACACAGTTGGTACTCCTGCATTTAATGCACGTGTAACTGAGTTGATTCAAGAATCTAAAC